TTCTACTTACCAATCTAGAGATGCTATTAAAACCAACTTAATAAACTATTTTCTTACTGCTAGAGGAGAAAGGTACCTTAATGTAGATTTTGGGAACGGTCTTCAATCGTTGCTTTTTGATCAACTCACAGAAGATAAAGTACAGGAGATAGATACAAAGATAAAAAGAGATTTAGCTATATACTTCCCTAGAGTAAAAGCTATAGAAATAAACACTACCGGTATACCTGATACAAACACCGTACAATTTAGTATGAGGTATCAAGTTACGGATACTAACATTGAAGATGAGGTAGTTTTAAATTTTGAACAATAATGGCTGAGGAAAGAGACATAAAATATATAGGTAGAGAGTTTGGAGATTTCAAACAAGATCTCATAGAGCTTGCTAAGAACTACTTTCCAGACACTTATAATGATTTCTCTGATACCGCACCAGGTACGATGTTTATCGAAATGGCTGCATATGTAGGGGACGTTCTTTCTTTTTATCAAGATACTCAGCTACAAGAGACCTTTTTACAACACGCTCAAAACCCTCAAAACCTCTATACCTTAGCCTACATGATGGGGTATAGCCCTAAGGTTACATCAGCAGCTGAAACTACTCTTACAGTAACACAGCAAGTAGTAGGGGTTAACGGAAACCCAAACTGGAACCAGGCATTAAAGTTAAACGAAAATTCAGTAGTAAAAGCTACCACAACAGGTAACACCCCCTTTATAATAAGCTCACCTGTAGATTTTAAATTTTCTAGCTCATATGATCCAACCGAGATTATAGTTGAAACTACCACGTCAGAAGGTACTCCATCATTATTCACCCTCTCTAAAACAGTAAAAGCATATTCAGGAGAAATAAAAACTACCACAGCAAACTTTAATACAGCTGAAAAATACGCTACTATAGAAATACAGGATACTAATATTATCAATGTAATATCGATTATAGATAGCGATGGTAATGAGTGGATCGAAGTACCCTTTTTAGGACAAGATACGGTATTTGTAGAAGAAATAAATAATAGAACAGATAATAGCTTAGTTCCTTCAATCCTTAAATTAAAAACAGTTCCTAGACGGTTTGTAACAAGGTTTACCTCAAAAGGAGTTCTACAGATTCAATTCGGAGCAGGAGTGTCGGTAGCAGAGGATAGAGAGTTTTTACCTGATCCAACTTCAATACCTAAATACACAACACAAAATAAAGTAGATAAGATAGATACTGCTTATGATCCGTCTAACTTCTTATTTACCAGAACTTATGGATTAGCTCCCTCTAATACTACATTAACAGTAAAATATGTTGTAGGAGGAGGAGTTGAAGCTAATTCACCTGCTAATTCTATAACTGAAAAAAATGTTATATCCACCGTAGTTACAGATGATACTTTAGCAGATACTTTAGCGTTTAACAACATAGCACCTGCTACAGGGGGTAAAGATGGAGACACAGTAGAAGAATTAAGACAAAATGCTCTAAAATCCTTTTCGGAGCAAAAAAGAGCTGTAACACTACAAGATTATACTATAAGAGCGCTATCTTTACCTCAACAGTTTGGTAGTATTGCTAAAGCATATGTTACTAGAGAAAATCTTGCTAACGTAACTAGTATGTTAGATTCTAACCCACTAGCTTTATCTTTATACACCTTAGCATATAATAATGACGGTAAATTAATTACCGCGAGTAAATCTTTGAAAGACAACCTAAGGACATACTTATCTCAATACATGCTTCTTACCGATGCAGTAGATATAAAAGATGCATTTATAGTTAACATAGGTGTAAAATTTGAAATACTTACTCTTCCTAATTACGCATCAAGAGATGTACTATTAAACTGTAATAATACTGTTAAAGAATACTTTAATATAAAAAATTGGAATATAAATCAACCAATAAATTTATCAAACTTATTTACTTTATTAGATCAAATTAAAGGTGTACAGACAGTTAAAAATATAAAAATTACTAACAAGGTAGGAGGAAACTATTCAACCTATGGGTACGATACTGAAGGAGCTACTAAGGATAACGTAGTATACCCTTCTTACGACCCTTGTATTTTTGAAATAAAATATCCCGATATTGATATAGAAGGAAGAGTAACAACATTATAAGATGGCAATATATAGAATAAATCCTGAAAAAGATACAACTATCTGGTCAGAGCCTACTGTAGCCGGCTTATACGGTAATGCGGGTAAAGATCAAATTTTAGAAATAGGAGGGTACCCTGACGTAAATCAAGTTGGTAGAACTAAAAGAGCTTTACTACAATTCTACTCTAACGAAATAAACTCTACCCTACAGGATAAAGTAACAGGAAACTTTAGCGCAAGCCTGCACCTATATTTAGCAGACGCCTCTGAACTACCTTCTGAATACACTTTATATGTATATCCCATCTCCAGCTCATGGTCATCAGGAACAGGAAGACTAAACGATTCACCTGTAAATAGAACTGGAGCTACCTGGAAATATAAAGATGCTGCAACAACTGAGTGGACTACGCTAGGTGGGGATTACATCGCAAGTACCTCAGGTTCACAATTGCATAATCTAAACTCAACTCACGATGTAAGTATAGATATTACTAACATAGTAGAACAGACCTACAGTAGTAGTTTAAACAACAACGGTGTAGTAGTAAAACTACAGGATAGTCTTGAAAACTACACATCTCAGTCTATATCCTTAAAATACTTTGGCTCTAACTCAGCCACTATCTTTAAACCATATCTAGAGTTTAAATGGGACGATTCTTCGTATAGTACCACTCTTTCTACGTTAGACACAGATATAACTACTGTATCTATAAAAAATAAAAAAGAAAAATATACCGATTCGGAGAAGACTAGGTTTAGGATATCTGCCCGTCCTAAACACCCAACGAGATCTTTTTCAACATCTTCTATATACCTTACAGAGTATGCTCTACCAAGTAGCTCATATTATGCTATAAAAGACGAATTTAGCGGTAACATGATAGTAGACTTCGATATAAATTATACTAAAATTAGTGCTGATAATGTAAGTAGTTATTTTGACTTCTACATGGATACTCTCCAACCGGAAAGATACTATAGACTCTTAATTAAAACTACTTTAGCTGATAGCACTGTTATTTTAGATCAAAATAACATTTTTAAAGTAGTAAGAAATGTCTAGAGATATACAAATAAAAAAAACAGTCTTTCCTAAAGACACCTTTGATAAAGTAGTAGACAGATCTTTTAAAACTTTTGCTCAACCTGCAGATGTTGAACAACAAATTACTGTTGAAGAGTTTTTTCAAAACTACGATGATCTTTACTACGAAATACCACCTGAAGGTGAAACACAATCTCATCAATACCTTATAAAAAGGAGTTTAGAAATTGTAGATTATGAAAAAGATACACAGGAGATACAGCCGTTGTTAGACGAAATCGCCCAACTTAGAGCACAAGTATTAGAATATCAACAGCAGTTAATAGAGGCAAACACACCTAACTAGTGGCAGAATTTAAGTACTATATAGAACAATTAGAATTAGAAAGTCTAACCCAGTCTTCTAAAATTACTAAAGAGGATCAAGCTCTTATTGGTACTTTTGAGGTATTAAACTTATTTACTCCTAATGATAGTAACGTAGAGTTAAGCGTTTATGGGGTAGATAACACCCTATTAGAATATATACCTACGTTTAAAGACTATACTCTTTCTCTCAACGCTCAAAGTGCTGGAAAATCAGGAGCATCTATATTAACAATCGATCCTGAAAGCGATATAAAAAAATTAGGATACGACACAGGTGACATTAGACTTCTGTATAGATTTACTAACAACCTCTTCTCTGAAGCTCAAATAGGAGGTAAATTTTTTATTGAATCGGTATCACCTGATTCTACTGAAATAAGAGCAATTACTACGGAATTAACTAACGAACAGGTTATTAATTATGTAGATAAAATAAAATCTGATCTAACATCTAAAAATCACTTCTCAGAATTCCAGGTTAATTTCGGAGAAGGTGTAATAGGAGTAGGGTTAAATATTGATTACGAAATAGTAGAGGGCAATGCGGCTGTAGTAATTAAGCTATATGAACCTATTGAAGTAAGTATAAAGGATACCTTTACAGTAGAAGAGACAGTCTCGGATAGTCTATTATATGAAATTTCAGCTACTGTAGTTGAAGAAGAATTAAAAGTACCCTACCTTAAGGGACCCAACTTTAATATAGATTTTTCAAACGATAACAACCAGCCTACTGAGTTTCTCAACTATAACCAGCTTTTTAGCTACCCAGTATCTAATTCTTATTTTGAGTTACATTCCCTCTTCAATGACAAAGGATCTCAGATAGCTATAGATCATTCTGGTCTAAGTAATTTTGTTCACTATTCTTCTGCAGAGGAAAGACTACGTAACTTTCACTACAAACTGCAATTAATAGAGTCATACCAAAACTCTATAGAATCACTCAATGATGCCGCAGCTCTTCCCTCAGGAAGCCAAAGTACATACCTAACTAGTGATACTGGTAGTAAAACATACTATGAAGATTTAATAAAAGGTTTAGTAAATAACTTTGACCATTACGACAGGTACTTATACTTTGAAAGTAGCTCTACTGCATGGCCTAAAAGCACAACTAAAAAACCACATTTAAACCTAAGTACATCTCACCCTTCAGCTTCTGGTTGGTTTACTAATAATATCGAGGTTGCAAACAATTACGATACATCAAATTTTGATATATTAATTAACACTATCCCAACTTTTATAAGAGAAGATTCTAATAACGAACCTTACTTAATGTTCATTCACATGATTGCTCATCATTTTGACAATCTATGGGTGTACTTTAAAGCTGTATCAGACAAATACGATTCAGATCATAGGTTAAATTTTGGAATTAGTAAGGATTTAGTAAGAGATGCAATAGAATCTTTTGGTATAAAATTATATAATAGTAATCAAAATATAGATAACCTTTTTGCTATGTTTGTAGGAGAGACACCTTCTACCGGTAGCGAAAGAATAGTATCAACGTCTTTAGCAACTTCTGCTTCTTTTAATAGTGGTAGTACTGCTTTAGAGCATTTACAGCCTGTTGCAAAAAACGATTACGAAAGAGAAGTATATAAAAGAATATATCACAACCTTTCCTTATTAACTAAGACTAAAGGAACAGAACGTGGATTACGTGCTCTGATAAACTGTTTTGGTATACCAAGAGATATATTAAGTATTAAGACTTTTGGTGGAAATAGAGTAGAACAAGAAAAATTCTTCGGCCCTGAATACTTTAGTACTAGTAGTATGTATTTTACCGGCAGTGAAACCTTCATTAGCGGGTCAGAAAAACTACGATTAGACAACACCGGCAGCATAACCTCAGGGAGTACTCTATCTAGATACACATCAATAGTCAAAAGCGAAAAGAAGTATACTGATGACCTACCCCATATTGAAGTAGGATTCAATATCTCTAGAGGTACAGATGAATTTATTGATTTAAAAATTTCCAGTAGCTTTAATATAGATGACTATATTGGAGATCCTAGAATTAGATACCAAGAAGGATACCCAGAGCTTACCGCTATGGGAGAAGGTATAGTAAATGACTCTTACAATTGGGATGATATAGTCGACAATTGGGAAAAAGCTGACTTTAGGTGGAACGATGTACTAGCTTATTCAAAAACACCTAAAGGCTTTATACGGCTATTAAACTTTTTCGACAGCTCTTTATTTAGGCTTATAAAGGATTTTGTTCCTGCAAGAGCTAAAGTAGATACAGGTGTAATAATAAAGTCTCATAAATTAGCTAGAAGTAAAGCTAAACAAGTTCAAGTTACTTGGGAAGATGTAACTAAATCCGGTTCAATAAGTATAGGTAGTGCAACAGGAAGCCACGGCGGGTCTTTTAATGAGAAAGAAAGATATAACTACACTACTAACTATACAGCATCCATTGTCTCTCCTATTGGGTTAGTACCAAGAAACGTTACTGACGAATCACCAATGTTTACAGGAGAGTTTAGCGGCTCTTTACTTATATCGACTGACGGAGAGGTAACTAAAAATAATACATTTAAAAAGATTAACCAACCTCTACTTACATACCAGATAACCGCTTTAAACCTTTCCGTCCCTCTTCCTCCAGGATGTTTAGTATCATTAACAGGATCATACCAGGGTGAGTATATACAGTTATTTTCTTCCGGTTCAGGTACTGTTAGCGTAACTTACCCTACCCTAGTAGTTAATACTAGCAGCTCTATAAACTATACTGTAAACTTTGATAATTATGAGTTTGTCAGTGTTAATGGTACAACTGGATATGGTAATATTTTTAGAGGGTGGTATAGTGATACATCTGGTTCAACCTTAGTTACCGATAACCAAGATCTTACTATTTATTATATAGATGAAAGTAGTTTTGGTAATAAGTACTATGCACACTTTGAAGATACATTGTACTATGTGAGTGCAAGCGGACCTGGACAAGTTGACATAACCTACCCAGGAACAGGAACAATTATACCGGGTACTCCTTTAGAGTTTGAACATGATTTTGAAACATACAGTACATACACATTAGAAGCTACAGCAATTTACCCTAATAATTTTGATGGGTGGTTTAACGTAGCATCAGGAGGCTCAGCCATATCTACTAGTACAACATTGACGGTAAATAAAGCCTTTACAGAAACATACGGAAGAACGATATACGGAAGATTTAGTTAAAGATGACTATAGAAGAATTTAAAGAAACGGACCCTAACTCATACGGACTAGGTAATATCAACCTACTGTTCAGTAGTAGTATTGTTGACCCAGGTGTGGATAATACACCTCTTCCTCCTTATGTTATTCAGGGAATATCGATACCGTATAACAGTAATGAGGGGACTGATATTAGTAGTATTCTAAGACAGATAACAGAAATAAGGTTTCCTTTTGCATCATCTAGTGTAGAAGCTAAGGTAACAGGTAGACAAAAAAGAACTAATTACTTTTATTACGCTATAGAAGATTTTTCAGTTACACAGCTACCTACTGAAGCGCCAGGTTTAGGGTATGTACAGGGTGTTACTGAGTTTGTATTTCTACCTTATAGTGTAGATAATTTTTATAATAGTGATTATAATCCAACACAGAATAATAGTGAAGGAAGTAAGGTGAATGCTGTAGCAGCAAAAGTAGATAGATTTTCATCACAAACTATTCCTACTAACTTACAGGCTATTATAAACGGAACAGCCACACCAGCTGAAATACAAAATTGCTCTTATACTAAAATAGGTATCATTAGTAGTAGGTACCTAGGGGGTAAATCAACAGGAGCAGGCCCTAGTTACGAACGTAACAAAGAAAGACATACTGCCTTTGTTCAAAATAATGTTATACCTGGAAATAGACCTGCATTAGCATTTAAAAAATTTGTAGGGAGTGTTCATTCTGCCGATGCAACTACGTCTACAATAAAAGCAATACAACAATCAGATAGAGAATTATCAGATATATACTTTGATACCCAGAGGGTAAAAGTTGGAAGTGAATTTACATTTCCCAACTTCCCATACTCCAGTAGTTATGTTTATACAGAAGAAGGTAACAAATTTGTACGCTCTGTCAATACTAAAATTTATTCGATAGATAAAGGAGAGGTTTACACCACTAATGAATTAGGAGGAATCACTTTAGTTGAATAAAATACTTAATTTACATATATTTATATAAAACACAATAACATAAAATGGGATACTTAGATAATTCGATCGTCACCGTAGATGCGATCCTAACCAAAAAAGGAAGAGAGCTGTTAGCTAGAGGGGACGGTTCTTTTAGAATCACTCAATTTGCTTTAGCAGATGATGAGATTGACTACACCTTATATAATCCATTACATCCCTCAGGTTCTGCACTTTATGGAGAAGCTATCGAAAACATGCCTCTCTTAGAAGCATTTCCTGACGAGACTCAGGTTATGAAGTACAAATTAACTACATTACCAAGAGGTACTTCTAAACTACCTATACTAGATTTAGGCCTATCCTCGATTTCACTAAGACAAGGAGCTTCTATTGCTATTACCCCTCAGACACTTAACTACCTAGGAGCAACTTCTATTTTCGAAACAGATGGATATACAGCAACTATTGCCGACGTTAGAGTTTTAAATTCATTTACAGGTGTCGGTATAAACACGGAAGATGCAGAAAGGTTAAATACCTCTACTACAGTCGGTACAAATGTATCAAAGACTGTAATAGGGTCATCGATTAACTTAGTAGCTACTTCTGTCAATACATTATTCGGGTCTACTTCCTCTCTGAGCACTACTATTACAGTAATAGGTAGAGGATCAGGAGCAAGACTAACGATTCCAGTAACAATTACTAAAACTAACTAATTATGTCATACAAAAGATTTGATGCAGAAGACGTAGTAGTAAGTGCTGAATCAATAACTACTCCTATATGGACCGGAGACGTGACTACCCTAGCTACTTTCTTTACATCCTCAACACAAATTGGAGCAACCTCAGCAGACTACTATTACGACATCTATAATACAGGTTCTACAATTGAAGGATCACGAGTACAGTTCTCTGTTGCTTATGCAGATAAAAAAGGAAGTGGTTCCTTACTTTACAATAGTAACGTAACCGGGAAATCACCTTCATCAACTATCTACGGTCAGTACCGTAACCTAGTATTGGGAGACGAAGATACCGATTTTACATTTGGTACTGAAACCTCAGAATACTTTTACGTACTAGCTATAGATAGAGCTCGATACAAAGAAAAGCTTCTACCTGGTACTTTAGATTTAAAGCTTATGGTTAGCTCAAGCGGAGCTACATTAAATTTAACAGATAATAGTAACATTGTTACTACAACTACTTTTGCAGATGCTGGAAGAGTATACGAACTTATTTCTGGTTCTTTAGGTACTATATCCTCTGGAGCTAAAAATACAAACGGGTATACGACTAATGCAGGTTCATACGGTAAGCTTTTACCCGACGTTGGGTTAATTTTACTAAACGGTAAAGCTCTAGATGCAGCTACAAGCGCAGGAGGTTTAGGTACAAGCACAAACAGAAACTCAGACGTAGTAGGAAATAACAACCAGACAATTTATAACGTTATTAGAGACGGTGCTAATCTTAGAATACAGTCAGAGGAAACTATTACCTCAAACTTTGTATTCGTCCGAGCTCGTAATAGTGAATTTAACTACTCTACTAACCCGTCATTAATAACTGGCTCAGGAGAAATCAGACATAATGTAATGATAAACTCTCCCCAATCGTATATTACTGCTGTCGGTTTATATAATGATAATAACGACTTACTAGCAGTAGCTAAATTATCAAGACCTCTACTTAAAGACTTTACAAAAGAATCTTTAGTAAGAATCAAGCTTGACTATTAATGAATGAGTGCATACAAACAATTAAACAGACAGGATGTTTATACATCAGATTACGTTGCTAAGAAAACTTGGTACGCAACCGGTAGTCTGTTAAATAGTTTTAACATTGAAACTCTTCGAGGATTTTCTGGTTCTACTCCCGGGTACCCTTACCCTACAGATTACTACAGGAATAGATATCAAAAGTTAGTATACGATAGCGCCCATCATAATTATCTAGCAAATACATTTGGAACATTAGGTATTTATTCTGGTTCTAGAGATGTCTCTCTTAGTACTACTCTTACTTTAAGCTCATCTAGAAACCCTGACTCAGAGGTAGCAATTTTATCATTACCGAAAGATATAGTAGGTATAGGAATTGAACCAGGAACAGTTATACTCCAGCCTGAAAGAGAGTCAGCGGATTATTATAACGTACTCGGGTATGTAGGTGATCCTGCAACAGGATATAACGAATACGTAGAAGAGATTGGAGAGTGGTATAACACATCAGTTGATAGTGCAGATTATGTAACCGAGGACGATAGTAATTACGTAGAAGAATTAACACAGCAATATGTTGTAAACCCAGCTTCTTTTTATAGATTAGAAATTTTAGATGATGGAGAAGGTAGACTGTTTTTATCCGGATCAGATACTTCTCCCTACGTTACTAGAAAAATAGTAGGAGATGTAATATATAATCAAGGTAATATTATGATAACTGATCCTGTGATAGCAAGATACTATTCTACTTATTCAAGACATAAGTTAAACTGGAAATCAAAACAACCTATTTATACATATAATGTACATTGTACGGTTCGTGAGTCTGAAATGAACTTTACGTTTAATCCGTCAGCTATATCTGGCTCAAATAATACTATTAATGCTAATATAGCAGGGAGTGAATTTAGACCTTATGTTACAACGGTAGGATTATATAATCAAGCTAACGAATTATTAGCAGTTGCAAAAACAAATAGACCTATACCTAAGTCACAAAATATAGATATGACTTTTGTAGTTAAAATAGATTTATAATGGCTATAACATTTAGAGCGAAAAAAGGAACACCATTAACCTACTCAGAATTAGATAATAATTTTGGAGCATACTTTTATTCTGCTAGTACAGATGGCCAGACGGTTACTTTATACTATCCTGCAGAACCTGCGGTACCTGTTAACAGCGGATCATTTACGTTTAACTTAGTAAGAGGTTTACAAAATGCAGGGTATGACAGAAGAATAGCAGTATTTTCAGGTTCATCTGCAATAGAAACTAGACAAGATGTCTTTATAGATAGAAGCGGAAGCTTAGGAGTAGGGGTTGATGAATCTGCTAACACTACCTTGAGCTATAGATTAGACGTATCAGGTAGTATAAGAGCAACCGGTACAGTACTACAAGCTTCAGATGAAAGACTAAAGGAAAACATTTACGTCATAGACAACGCTCTAGATAGAGTAGATGCTATTGATGGAGTTTATTTTAACTGGAAAGACAGAGAAGGAAGACAGGCAGGTGTAATCGCTCAACAAGTTCAGAAAGTACTTCCAGAAGTTGTATCAGAAGATAATAATGGCTATCTTAATGTAGATTACGGAGGAATTGTTCCGCTACTACTAGAAGCTATAAAAGAATTAGAAGCTAGAGTAAAAGAATTAGAAAATAAATAAGATGGCTATTACTTTAAGAGGCATAAAAGGCAGTCCGTTAACTCAAAACGAGTTAGACATAAACTTTACAGAGTTCTTCTATTCTGCATCTGTAGATGGAAGTGTAGTAAAGTTTCATAGATTCCATTACGATTCTAGTTCTGCTAATCCTTCTGCTTCTATAGACTTTCCTATTGACCCCCCAATTGGACAAGCAGGCTCTATTCAGCTCAAAAGAGGAAACGGTTCAGGAGCAGATGCAGTACATACAGCCTCAGCTAACTTTACTTACGACTTTAATAACGACATTTTAAAAGTTACTGGTTCAAGCAACATTTCTGGGGATCTAACTGTAGGTGGAACCGTATACGCTCAAGAGTTTAAATCTGAACTAATTAGCTCGTCTATTATCTTTCAATCCGGCTCAACTAAATTCGGTGATACAGCCGATGATAGCCATGATTTTACCGGTAGTGTTAGAATACAAGGAGATACTAGAGTTATTGGAGCACTAACTATACTTGGAGTAGATAACGTTAGAACATCTATTGAGAGATTAAATACTACTGCTTCATTACACGAAACAGAAATAAACCAATTACAAACAGCCTCTGGGTCATTTTCAACTAGAGTTACTAATTTAGAAACATTTAGTTCTTCTCTTGATAATATATTTACAACAGATGTAGAACTTAACGCATCGTCATCTGCTCTTAATACAAGAATAAGCTCTAGTGTAGCTAACCTATCATCGAGTGCTGCCTCAACCTATCTACTTAACACCACAGATACCTTAACAGGCAACCTAACTATTACAGGTACTCTTACCGCTGACACATATGTAGTAAGCTCTTCTGTTACTCATCTAACTACATCCTTTAGTAGCGGGTCTACAAAGTTTGGCGATAGTGCAGACGATACCCATACCTTTACCGGTTCTGTTGACATATTGGGACGATTAGGTATTACAGGATTTACAGACGTATCGGCATCCTTAGCATCAGCAGTAGCATCTTCTGGTATACAAAATGTAGTAGAAGATATAACACCGCAGTTAGGAGGAAACTTAGATATAAACTCTAATAATATATCAGGCTCTGGAGCTATCGATATTACTGGAAATATATCTGCAGGAGGTCTGTTAACTGTAACAGGAACTGGTACTTCACAATTTTCTAGTCACTTACAATCACATTGTTTAGGTATAGGGACTACACCATCAGGAGTAGCAGGTGAAATTAGAGCAACAGGAGATATAGTAGCATACTATTCTTCTGATCAAAGACTTAAGGATAACATCACTCCTATAGGTGATGCAATTAATAAACTAAATCAAATAGGAGGATATGAATTTGATTGGAATAGCAATTCTAGCCATAGCGGTCACGATGTTGGTGTTATCGCTCAAGAAATCGAAAAAGTGCTGCCAGAGGTAGTTACTCAAAGAGATAATGGCTATCTTGCCGTACGTTATGAAAAAATTGTCGCGTTATTGATTCAAGCTGTTAAAGAACAGCAGTTACAAATCGATGAGCTGAAGTCAAAGCTCT